AACACTGAAACGAAACGTATAGCTGCAACCGCTAAACAGGTAAAAGCAGACGAAAGAGCAGCTAAGAAAACTGAGAAGGCTCGTTTAGCTTCCTTATCCCGCATAGCCAGGGCAGAAGAGAAGGCAAGTATTAGACGTAGAGGTATCAACACTGGTATAGGTATCTCTCGTACAACCTTAGACGTTAAGTTAGGTGGGGACAAACAAGCAGCTGTTGTAGTTCAAGAACTATCAAGGCAATTTGGCGTACTAGAAGCTAAGGTAAGATCAGCTAAAAGTGCAACAGACTTCTCGAAAGCAACAAGCAGCTTGCGTACTCTCAATAAAGAGATGTCAGTTGCCATTGGAAAATCTAAAGCTTTTAATAGAGCTTTAAAGAAACAGAAGTTTGCAGCCAATGCTGCTAGAGACTCTATTAGAAACTTAGCAAGAAGCTACTTGTCAGTGTTTGCTGTTATTGCAGGAGTAGGTGCAGTTGGCAGGATTGGGATGGGCTTAGAGTCCGTTAAATCTTCCTTACTAGCTGCTTCAGGTACAGCAAAACAAGCAGCAGCAGACTTTAAGTTCTTAAGTGATACGGCTACTGGCCTTGGTGTTGACTTAATAGAAAGTGCGAAAGGTTATCAGCAAGTTGGAACAGCGGCTAAGGCAGCTGGTTTAACCGTAGAAGATTCTAGAATGATCTTCCTGTCAGCAGCTGAAGCATCAGTAGCTTTTGGACTAACCGCTGAGAACACTGGCGGAGTTATGAAAGCGTTTGGTCAAATATTGAGCAAGGGCGTTGTATCCGCAGAAGAACTTCGTGGACAATTAGGAGACCGCCTGAGTGGTGCATTCAACATAGCAGCTGATGCCATGGGCGTTAGTACAGTTGAACTTAATAAACTATTAGAGACTGGTAAGCTAGCATCTAAAGAGTTCATCATACCATTCGCAGAGAACTTAAGAAGCGTTGTTCGTGAGACTGGTGCATTAAATGCATCGTTGAAAACCTCAAGAACAGCAATGAACCAATTCTCAGCAAGGTTCCAGTTAAGCATTCTAGACGTATTTGAGTCAGGAGTTGAAGAAGGGTTAGCCTCTTTCTTTAGGGACTTAACGACAACCCTAGAAAACCTCAACCCACTGTTTAAAGCACTTGGTCGTATATTCGGTAAAGTATTTAAAATAATGGGTGTATTTATACGAGCTACTGCCCAACCCTTACGTGCATTCGGTATGGCACTTGACAGTGTTACACAGTCATTTGAATCAGTAGGTGACGTAGTCTCTGGAACTGACAAAAAGATCTCAGGTCTTACAAGAATACTGAGACCTATTGTTGGTATCTTACAAATCATGGCTGGGGTAGCTTTACTTCCGTTTGCATTAATGGAGGAAGGCATAGACAGTATAGGTGACTTAGACCCTGAAGGGTCTATATCAAAACTCCTAGTTAAAGTAAGGGAGGCTGTTGGAGCTGGTGAGGGAGCTGGTCTACAAGACATCTTTAGTGCTGCGTTTGATATGCTCCTTGGTAAGCTAGGTCTTGAAGGGTTTAGCATTGGTGAAAGCTTTGGTGAAAGCTTCATGAATGGAGTCTTAAAAGTTATTGGAGCCAAAAAAGATGCAATTTTAGAACCCTTCACACCTGATGCTAACACCTTAAGTAATCTAGGTAATAGTGTTCTAGATAAGTTTACCTCTTTCGGTAGTTCAATTATAAACACTTTATCAGAGCCTAATGTACCTAAAAATCTTATTGAGCCTGTTAAACAGAGTAAAGGGTTCTTTGATATTACACCCGCAAGTGCTGCAAATAACTCCTCTACCCAGGGAGGTAACACAACAGTTCTTGATAAAAGACAGATAAGCCTACAGGTTACAGTTGAAGGCGCTAACTTACCAGAGGGTAGAGTGCAAGAGCTAATAGAGGAAAGCTTCAGAAATGTACTCACAGAATCAGTAGAGGCTATAGCGTAATGGCAGCATTTATAACAGATCCAGACAAGAATGTCTACCAGCTAGATGCAACCACTGATATTGTTTATGTAACTTCAGGCAAGGTCACCAGTAACCCTATAGAAAGTGAAACTGAGGGAGCTGCTTTCCAAAGCGCCAGTGATAACTATGTGAATAACCCAGAGACAATTAGTTTTAGCGGCATCTTAACTAATAAAAAAGCCTCTGGATTCTCAGATAGTACTTTAGCTAAAGACACCCCCAGTAGTTATCTTAAAGGGTTGCAGATTATAAAGAAAAATGCAACTCCAGTAACTATAACGTTCTTTCAATCCCCTGCTGTTGGTGCCGCTAATACTATTGCCGCTAATACCATTGGAGGGGTTAGTGAACAGGAAGACATTTTAACGCCATTAACAAATTGCATTCTAGATTCAGTGACAGTAAGAAAACAATCAGGCCCAACCAGTGCAGAGCTTAAGGTGGACATTAAAGCCACTAGAGTAATCTTGGCAGAACAGGCTCAAGTTAAGTCTGTACCGGTGGCTAAAGCTGGCTTTGAAGATGATGCGAGTTTAGAGCGTAAGGGAGTTTCACCTACCAAGGGAGTTGAAAATGAAAAGTTAATAGATACTGCCACTGGTCTGCTTAAAGCAGGGCCACGTAAGCTAGGTCTAGGAGTATAACATGCCACTAAGTATAAACATTCCAGACACTGCGTGGAGTTCCCCGATAGTGTCTTTATCAGGTAGAAGTTACACTTTCGAGATAACTTATAATTCTAGGTCAACTAGGTGGTATATAAATATATCCCTCTCTGGAACTGAAGTTATAAACAGTCTCAAGGTACTTGAAAACTTAGACATTACAGGTAGATATAATCTAGTCAATTTTGATCATGGCTCTCTGTCTTGTGTCAGATTTAAAAACACAGCAGAACCTGTAGGTCGGGACAATTTTGGAATTGATAAAGACTACGAACTAATTTACTTAACAAATGAGGAAATTACCTCACTAGGATCATGATATGGCAGAAGCCTTTATAAGGAAGTATGAGTTAGTATTAGGAACTCCAACAAGACTTCTAAAATCAGCTCAGACACCTCAGACTGCTACTCCCGCTCCAGGCTCACTTGCAGTTAAAGATGCATCAGATGTTGTAGCAGGGGCAGATTCTAGTCGTGGTTATGTTGATTACTGTACAGCCCCATCTGAGGCTTTAACTTTCACAGAACTACAAATGGAAGCAGTGATCAAATACAATACCGTTAGTTCTGGTAAGCAGACAGCTACCATCAAGATTTTAAACTTAAGTGAACAAAGCAGATTATTCATAACGGCAGACACCTCCGTAATCTTGAAAGCTGGGTACTTGAAGGATGAACTACTTCCAATTGTCTATGTAGGTCAAGTTATCTCTGTAGAAACGAATTTAGTAGGTATGGATCTAGTGACCACTTTGGTTTGTAGTGAAGCTGCTAACATCCTTAAGAACACAACTCACATAAAAACATATGATAAGGGCGGTACTTATTTAAGCATCATAGAAGACTTGCTTAAACAGTTTGCCGGCAGGGGGATACCTGAAGGCGTGGATAGAGAGTGGCGTCAAAATGAACGTGCAACAAAAGTATTTACAAAGAGTATTTCTGTTAAAGGTAACTTATCCAAGACGCTCGTAAGGATTTGTAAAAACATTAATTTTGGTTGGTTCATATCCCTTGGCAAGATAACTGTCAGACCTATTGAGTCGGGATCTTTTCAAGACACTATTAAAATCGTTCCAGCTAATGTTAAGGGTAGGATAAAACAGTCTGACGATAAGAGTACATTAGGTACTTTCTCATCTAAGACAACCCAATCCGGTATAAAGTTATCAACTTACCTTAACGGTAACATTTCAACTAACACTTTACTAGAAGTAACCTTTGGAGATTTCCAAGGAACTTATAGGATATCGTCTGTTACTCACAGGCTTAATTTTCGTGGTGACCTCTGGGATACAGAAGTTTCCTGCTTGAGGAATGAATAATGGAACTTAAACTATTAGATGTAATAAACTCCCACATAGTTAATGCCCTGTCTAATCTGTATACAGCTATACCCGCTAGAGTTACAAAAGTAGGTGTGGTAGGAACAGGTGTGGTAGTAGATGTACAACCAATTATAAACATCACGGAGTTTGATGGAAGTGTTTATGAATACCCTATTATATCAGAGGTCCCTGTTATCATGCCCGGTGGTGGCGGGGCCTTAATAAGTTTGCCTATAGCGGTGAACGATACAGTCTT